TCAAGCTTTTCTAGTGAGTCTTTAAAATTAAAATTATCATACTTTCTGTTTTGTATTTCCTTGGAGTAATCTTCTGTTGATAAAGGTATCTTGATTTGTAAGCCTACTTTTTTAGTTTTGGCCCATTTACAACAGACCTGACACCTCAAGGGATTATGATTTGGTAAATGCATAGATTTACAAGGATTAGTATAATTGCCATAATGATTTCTCAGCAAGTTCCTTATTTGATTTGATATAATCCTACCAATCCAAGGTTCAAGCGGGCGAGACTGATCCCACATGTCCCACTTCTTAGCTATATGACTTTTTATAATTTGTTGTACATCCTCAAAATCAAACCATTTGATAGCATTTAATCTCCACTTGTATTTTTGTTTTAGAATAGCTTGGTCGATTATTTCATAGCATTCCTCATATGTTCTCTTTTTCGGATCTTTTTTCATCAAGGAATTCATTAACAGACTTTGAACGGGTTTTTCTACCGCCCGTATTTGGCGACTCTCCTGCTAATGAACCCAAAGTATGAGTCTTAAAACCTTCAAGTGAATAATCTACTTGTATCTTTGATATGTTAGGAACTGATTCAGATCCTGTCTCATCATCTTTTAAATCTAGATCATCTAAAACAGGGTCACTTAAAGTGTTAGTATTAGAAGCTGTACTTACTCCTAACTGTTGGCCGCACTTAGAACAAAAATTTGGCTTAACACGAGAATACTCTATTTTAAATCCACAACTATGACAAAAAAAATGGCTCATAAGCTATATAATATATAATTAAAAATGACTTTTTTTCTATTTTTATTATATTTAAGTAACAAGATCATTGTCTCTTTTTATAAAAAGCTGTTGGCCGCTGTCGCTTAGACGGTTGCCTTGTTATAATATAATAATATTATTTTCTATGTTTTTCTATCTTAGATACAATATATTTTAAAATTTTACTTCTAACGATATCTCTGTTGTTGAACTTAAATGAAGTGATTCCGTGTTCTTTAGATTCTTCAGAATCAAACAAATCAAACATTTCCCTGAATCCACTTCTATCATTTATGTCACTTTGCATAAAGTCGCCGCATATAATTAACTTTGTGTTTTCACCTATTCTAGTAATCAGAGTTGTTAATTCTTTAAATGTAAAGTTCTGAGCTTCATCTGCTACAATAAGCTTATTGTTCCAATTTGCTCCTCTTAAAAAGTTAATAGGTACTGCCGATATACGCTCTATTTTCTTCATGTACGCTGTATCACCTTCATGAACTATTTCGTCTAGCTTATCATAAAGAGGCATCAAAAATGGATCAAACTTATCAGATATATCTCCAGGCAAACTACCTAATCCTTTGTCAGCACTTTCAGCGATACTTCTTATGTAAAGCAGATCTTTATTAAAATCTTTAGCCATAATCTGTAAACAGCCATAAACTGACATGTAAGTCTTACTAGATCCCGCTGGTCCTGAAACAAAAATAATTTTCATCTCAGGATCTAAGACTGCTTCTAGTAATAGTTGCTGTTTGCTGGAAAACTTAAACTCTCTTTCTTTAAAGCTTATAGAGTGTATTTGAGAGCTAAAATCAAATGGTGAGGATTGACTCGATTTTTTTCGGGGCATTTATTATATTTACACTTATTTATTTTTCTCTTTTGTCCTTTTTTTTAATTTTTCTAGATAAGCTTTATATATTTTATTCGCGGCAGTGAGTTTTCTCTTTTTTTCAGGATCTTTAGCATTTTTAGCTGCAAATCTAGACCTTTGCTCCATAGCCATGGTAGCTTGCACTTTATGCTTATGTGGCCTTTTTGCTTTCTCAATAATCGCAACGCTTTTCTTAGCAGTCTCAGCATCTTTGAATCCAAGCCCTTTTATTGTACCTTTTGGGTCTTCATCTGTATATAAATCAGAATGCTTCGACTTTGGTCGCTTTGTCCCATCTTTTCTTTTTTCGGGGGTTCTTTTTTCATCTGCTTTTGTTTTGTATGCTCCACCTCTCTCTTGACGCTTACAATACTGCTTCTGACTAAAACCTTTGGGATTGTCGCAATCAATCTTACGCTTGCGCTTCATACTCCATTTAGCCCTTATTTCGTCGCTAAAATCTAATTCTAAATCCATTATAAATCTATTTGTCTTATTGTTGCTTTTGTATTTACTGTGTCATTACCTGCTATACTGTAAGTCTGAGTAGTTACCCTAGATCCATTAACCATGCCAACATTAGGTAAATTTGTACTTAGTGCTGTGCCATCTATATTCTTTAAATTCAAGACCACAGAAGAACTTATAGCCCCACCACTAAAATCAATAAAAGAATTCAAACCAGTAGAATCTATACTCATCTCAGATTCAACTCCATTAAGCAACATAGAACTAGCATTGGCCGCGCCCAAATTATAAACAGGAGTTCTATTAAAGGTCTTTTTGTAATTTAAGGTATATTGAACATTTCCAACAGCTTGATTGGCATTTAATAAATTACAAGTATACCCATATATAATATCATCAGGATCAAATGGTATAGCACTACCACCATATGGATTCGCATCTCCAGAAACATTACCTCCAGTAGGAGGAGAAAGAGAAACAAAATTAGCATTCATTGTAACTGGCGCGAAATTATTTACAGATAAGCTAAAATCACTCAAAAAACACTGCTGATATGTATTATTTCCAATTCTTATAGGAAAAAATGCATCTTGATTACTAGGTTTAGCAAATGCAAAAGCAGAATCAGCAAATGGATCTAATATAGCATTTATAGATATTGATACTTCACGAGGGCCAGCTGTCTTAAATTGATCGGTTGATGTTACATCCTGCCCCAAAAACCTTTTCCCAGCTAATTGTGCGCCAAAATTTACATTAGCATCCAAAACTGGCACATAAGCAGAACTTTCTGTTATGGTCGAAGCATTTGCCGCACCAACATAAACAGGAACTTCACTATATAATAAACTCATCCCAGTTTATTACACTTATTATTCATTACCAACTACTATAAGACCGAAATTAGCCGTAGCATAAGATATCCAGATTACACCCCAACCATACTCTTTTTTTAGGAAATAAGCGGTGGCAACAAATGTATACATAATCCCAGCTATCAATGGGACATACTTTGTGATTAAATCAAGCGGCATGCTAAATTATACGCCCTGATTATTTTTTTAAACAATAAAAATTAAATTGCCCCCGATTTATATTTTTTCACAAAAAGGGGGAGGGTGGTATCATCAAGTTATTGTTTGTAGAATTGAAATTTACAAATTGAGTTCGGACACCCCCCGCGACTTGCTAGCTATATTGTGTCAAGTTTTTTCTAAAAATGGGGTGGGTCGATGTCAAGCAATAAATTAAGAAAAAAATGAATAAAAAACATAAATAAAAGTTTGCTTTTAAATAAAAAATAGACTATACTTAGGCATGAAAAATAATACAATTACTTTAGAAGAGGTCGAAGCATGGGCAGAGAAAAATGATTTCACATGCGTAGACGATAGAACGCATGGCTCAATCTGGATCGGGTCGGATGGCGAAGAGTTACTTGACGATGCGATTGAAGAAATAATCGAAGCTGAAAAAGCGAAACCTCTCGATAACTTTTTCGGTGATGTTTCTGGCGCTCTCAATAAATTATCTATAATAAAATAAAATAAATACTTGCGTTTAAATAAAATCTAGATTATACTTAGTCATGGAAAAAATTAAAACAGATTCACTTGAAGGTTTAACATTATCTAAGTTTGAGAAAGAACTATACCAGTTCGCAGAAAATAATGACATGAAGCCAGTCCTAGGCGATAGCTTCGAAGATGCTGACGGCAACATTATACACGAGTCCGAAGTTATCGAAATGATGGAACGTGAAGAGGCTGAAGAGCTTGAAGCGTTAGATGAAGCTAGACGAGAGTCAAAAACTTGTCCGAGGACTTGGGGCTAAAAATTCCCGCCCTTCGGGGCAAAAAAACATAAATAAAAACTTGCGTTTAAATAAAATCTGTAGTAAATTTAAATCATGAAAACAAAAGAAATGCTAAAAATCGAAGCCACCATCAGAGCAACCGAAAGCCTTGTTGAGTGGATCGCCCAAAGTGATCAACTATCCGATAGCGAAAAGCAGGAGGCTGTACTCAAGCAAATGAGACAGCTCAACGCTCTCATAGCCTCAGCAAAAAACACAAACGAAAAACTTGGGTTCTTTGCTAGAAAATTCAACGCAAGTATAGCCGCTGTCAAAAAACTAGAAACAACAAAATAAATCTCTAAAACTCACAAAAAAAATCATGAAAAAATTCTTTAATAGACTCACTCACTGGTACTTGTTCACTTGCTTAGTGACTCTTAGCTTCACACTTGTTCTAATGTTAATTGCAATCTTGCTAGGCGCTGGCGATTCTCTAAAGCAAAGTATCAAGGGCTGGCACGGTGGACAGGTACAGTTCATAATGTTTGGGCTTCCGTTAGTGTGGGCGTTCATAATGATGTGGCTCGAGTGGGCGACCGATAAACTCAACTCAAAAGTTTAACATGACCCCAAACGAACGAATGAAAACATGGCGCTCGTTAAGAGCGCCCAAACCACCTTGGGAAACTTTTAAGGTTCTACTAAGATCGGAGGGGACCGCCGACGGCGCACAAAAAAAATGGATAAAAATACTTGACAAAAAAAGTAAAAAAAATACTTGACAGGTCGGCAAAAGTGTGCTAAAAAAAACCCTTGTAAGTCGTTGATACTCAAGGAGTTACGGAGGGCCGCCCCGCGGCGGCTTGTAAGTCATTGATAATCAACGAGTTACGCATGTTGTTACGCAGAGGAGTGTCAAGTTAAAAATAAATAAAAAAATAACAGAAAAGATTTGACTGTGTTTTTAAATTGTGCTATACTTAAATCATGAAAAACACTGAAAAACTTTTAAAAATCACCGCAGAAATGTCAGCCATCGCAGAATCTTGCGAGTGGGCTATGGGCAGAGATGACCTATCAGCTAATGAAAAAGCTGACTTCGTCACTAAAAAAATGCGAGAGCTGTCAGCTCTCCAAGCCGAGGCGGACGCTGAGGCAAAGCCTATCAGATCACTGGTCAAAATTCTTAACAAAAAAGCAAAATAAAACTTGCCCTTCGGGGCAAGTGCAGCTATACTTAAATCATGAAAACAAAATACAACTTTTATGACCGCGCTTGTGAACACCTTAAGTCTATG